CGAGAGGGCCAAAGCTCGTGATGGGCGGCTCGACTTCACCGACGTTGTCAGTCGGTTTGCCGGAGTCAGGCACACGATCGAGGGCCCGTCGGAGACCGACCCGATCGGCGAGGTTCCGGAACGACTCCGCGTCCTCGCGATCGACGAGGCCCAGGACTCATCAGCGATCGTCGACCGCATCTGCCGTCGACTCGCGGCGTCGCCAAACATGCAGCGAGTGTTCCTGGTCGGCGATCCTTTCCAGAGTCTCTTTAGCTTCGGCGGCAGCGATTACAAACACTTCTTGGCGTGGGACGCAGCGGAAGAAATCATGCCTCAGAGCTACCGGTGCCCGGCCAGCGTAATGGCCCTCGGCGAGCGATGCCTCAGCCAGATGAAAAGCGGATACCGAGACAGGAAGATAAAGCCGGCGCCGCACAAGGGCACGATCCGCGAGGCGTCGGCCGCTGAGGAGGCTGTCGGCAGGATTAATACGTCGAGATCGACGCTCATCTTGGGGCGGTGCGGGTTTGCTCTCTCGGACTACGAGGCGGCACTCAAGGCCAGAAAAATTCCATACTTGTGGATCGACAAGGTCCCAGGCGGGCCGATATTGTCCGGATACAGGGCACTGTGGGAACTGGAGCACGGCCGCATCGTGAGCGGCGAGCAGTGGGCCGACGCCATAGCGATGATTGCCGTCACGAGCAAGCCTCTCGGGAAACTACTCCACCACGGCGAGAAGACTGCCTGGAAGCAGGGCAAACGATCGAACATCGACTTCGTGCTGCCGACGCCTGAGATCATGGCGATGGCCGGCTGCACGGAGACGCTCTCGCACCTGATCCTCTCCGGAGGCTGGCCTGCGGCTCTCGAAGAGAAGCATGCACTCAAGGCCACTGACTGGAGGGCGGCGGCGTTGGCTCACGGCGTCGACGTGGCGAGCAATCCGCGAGTGAGGCTCTCAACGATTCACTCGGCGAAAGGTTGCGAAGCCGACGACGTTATTCTGAGCACGATTTCCAGCAAAGCTGTCGAGAACGCCAAGATGTGTCTGGATGAGCGGCATGACGAGGAGTGCCGGGTGAACTATGTGGCCGTTACGCGGGCGAGGGAGAATCTCATTGTGGTGGGCGATGGACGCCAACACCGACTGGAGATTCCCATATGAACACTCTGCTCATGTTTCTCGTGGCCGCCGGTACGATCGACCCGGGGACGCCGGACAAGAAGCACCTCGACTACGGCGATCAGTTCAAATGCGTCGCCAGGATCAGTTGCCTGGAGAAGGACACGGGCCGCGCCGCCTGGGCCTCGTGCGTTCTGATCGGCCCGAAGCATGTCCTCACGGCGGCGCACGTCGTCGAGGGCGCCGAGGCCTGGGTGGTTCATCTCGGCGACGAGAAGTACCCACTGGCCGAGGTCTTTGTGCATGAGGATTTCCGCAAGCCCGACGCGGGGTGCTGCGACATCGCCGTCGGCAGGGTCATGGGATCGAAGGAGTTCGGCCTCGACTTCTATCCCGCGTTGTACGGACACGCGGACGAGACCGGGAAGGTTGTGTCAATTTGCGGCCACGGCATCGCTGGCACTTTTTTGACCGGCTGCGTCCTGGCCGACGGCAAGAAGCGGGCCGGCAGCAACATCGTCGACTACATCGATAGCAACGGCATGATCGTCTGCTCCGTCGGCAGCGGCGTGAAGACCGAGCTTGAGTTCCTGATCTCCCCCGGCGACTCCGGCGGAGGACTGTTCATTGGCAAGGAGCTTGCCGGCGTCAACTCGGCGACGATGGCCGTGGGCCGCCCGCCGCTCTCGAAGCTCGGGGACGAGTCCGGGCACGCGAGAGTCAGCAAGCACAAGGAGTGGATTCTTGAGCACACCAAGTAGCGGGCTCCTGTTCGACATCTCGCCCGAGGAGCGGGACGGGCAGGTCAAGAAAAAGTCGTCGAAGCGACGTCGCGTCGCGGACGAGGCAGACGTCGTCTCGACGGCCCCCGAGTGGGTTCCGGACGATCGGCCGTTTCTCGCCTCGATCGACGGCCACTACTCGTGCGATCGTTGTGGCCTGACTTTGCTCGATCTTGCCGACGTCAGAAAAGTCGACGGCAAGCCACAGTGGCTCGTCCAGTGTGGCTGGGGATGCCTGAACCTCCAGTACGTCGACCCAGTCCCTGGCATTCTGGAGAAGCTGGACGAGGCAGAGTCGCAGAAGGACGAGTTCCGAATTCGAGACGGCATCTTCACCGGCAAGACTTTCGACGAGATCGAGGCCGCAGGATACCTCGTCTACATCGAGAACCTTGTGTCTGCGGCGAAGAGCAAGTTCGTTGCCGAGGCCGCCGCCAAGTGGCTCGCAAAAAAGCGTTGACAGAATTCAGAGTACGGATACGATAACCGCTCGCCACGGATCGGCGTTCAGCCTGAGGGCTGGCACGACGGATCGCCGGCCCTCAGGTTTTTTCATGCCCGAAGTCATCGACCAGTGGACGGTACGGCAAGCCTGGGAGCAGGTTCGAGGCGACGCCCTGCCTCCTCTGCCTGAGGAGATCAAGCAGGAATCCCTCTGCGAGATCGACTGCGTCATCGCCGACTATTTCGGCGACACGAGCCTCGCCGGCCGACGCAAGGCGGCAGCGGCCGTCGCGTACATCTGGCCCAGGCTGATGGAGTCTCCGCTTCCGCCCGGGCCTGAGACCGGACGTCCCGAGCACATCTACGAAGAGGTCTCGAAGGTCCTGATCGACTACTGCAAGAGCGAGGACCTGCCCTACGGCGACACCTGCGGCGCCTTGCTCATGTGGGACCTCTCGCTCATCGAGCCCGACCAGTGGTTTCTGATTTGGGACGCGATGGGCACGTCGAACGCCCACATGAAAAACCTTCTCCTGTGGGACTTCTACAAGCTCGCCGGAGCTTTTTCCCGTTTCTCGAAAATGGAGTGACTCTCATGCCCGAAGGCCCGAAGCAGATCATCGACATCCTCCAGTCCTCGCTCGCCCTCCATTGGGCTGCCGTCGAGGCCTACACGCTCCAGAGCCGGCACTACGGCACCTACGGATACACGAAGCTGGCTGCGAAGTACGCGGCCGATGCCGAGGAGGAGCGGGGCCACGCCACGAAGATCGCCGATCGCCTGGAGTTCTACGACGTCGCCCCCGAAGCCCAGCACGACTCGGTCGTGTGGCCTCGCCACGACTTCGTCGGTGCCCTCGAAGCGAACTACCAGACGGAGCTTGCCGCCGCGAACATCGAGCGAGGCGGCTTCTCGATGGCGATCGAGCTTGGCGACGCCGTGTCGTCTGATCTCTTCAAGGACCTGCTCGCCGACAGCGAGGCCTCGCTCATCGAGATCGAGGCGACCCGCACGCTGATTGAGGAGATCGGCCTGGACAACCACCTCGCGAATCAGACGTGAAGCAATGGTGGCACGCGACCCGATCGCCGAGCTTCGCGACCTGAACCCCGAGGCCCTCACGGCCGACGGGTTCGACGACGCGATCATCGGCTACAGCGTGAGCACGATCCGGCCGCACATCGTGATCTACGACGTCGACAAGTGCATCGAGATTCTCATGGACCGAGACGGCATGACTCGCGAGGACGCCGAGGAGTACCTGAGCTTCAACACGCTGTGCGCGTGGGTGGGCGAGAACACGCCGATGTATGTCAAGGTGACGACGTGATCTGGATTCCGATTTCAGAGGCGATGCCCGATCGAAATGTCGTGGTGATCGTCAGCCAGTTGCTCCCGGACGGAAGCCGCCGCCGCAGCTTCGCCGGGTGGAGAGACCACGAGGACGATTGGGCCTGTTTCATTCCGGAGTCACCACACGACGCTACGCCGATCGTGGCCGACATGGGAGATGTTCTGGACGGGGACTGTTGGGCGTCGGTGCCCAATTTCTAGGTTGGTCTTTTTGTACGGATATGCGTCCGCACCGAGGAGGCGCAGTGTCGAGAAGGCTAAGGAAGGCCGCAAGGAAAGCGATTCGACTGCTTGCCTCGGAAATGGGCCTCACGGCGGGTGCTGTTCTTCGCGAGGAGGGCGACAGGTGGGTTCGTGACTTTATGAGACGTGCTTCTGGGCGTGGCTTTGACGTCGTAATTGCTGAAAGCGACAGGCTTCCATTCGATTGTTACGTCAACGGAATGAAGGTGCAGTGCAAGCAAAGGAGCATCACGAAGTCTGGGACCACCCGCCTGCGACTACGGCCTTCGAGGTCAAACAGGATGGAGGCATACCTCGTCGGTGACTTTGACGTTTTAGCGATGCGATTTAATTCCCAAATTTTTATCGTCCCGGCCGATGCCATGCGGCACGACAACGGAGAAACGCTCAAGAACGAATTCTCCCCATCGAAATACATGACATACCTGGAAGACTGGTCTGTGCTCGACGTCGAGCAATCGGCGAGAAAAAAAATAGATCGCCAGTTGATGCTTTTTAAGTCTCCGTCTCTATAAAAATGTCAGTCAAATCCCTAGCCAAAAAACACGTCCACTACTCCGAGCGTCTCGACCCTCGCGAGGACCCGTTCTCGACGAACAAGGTCACGGGCCGCAGCCTGAACTTCCCGATCATCGGCACCTGCAAGCCGACAGTCGTTTGCTCCGACACCTGCTACTTTGCGAAGGGGCCGTCCACCTGGACGGCGAGCCTACAGAAGCAGCACCGCCTGATGAACTCGATCAAGGACGACCCGGCCGGCGTCGCCGAGAGGATCGTGAAGTCCGCCCGTAGGAAGAAGCTCACGTTCATCCGCTGGACAGGCGGTGGCGACCTGTTCAAGGAGCTTCTGCCCTGCATCGACGCCGTGGCCGTCGCTATGCCCGACGTCCCGCAGTGGATCGTGAGCCGCATCCCGAAGCTCGCGGCTCAGGTCACGCCCAGGCCTAACGTCTACTTGCACTTCAGCGTCGACCGCTCCTCATGGGATCGGCTCGACGAGTTCCGCACGATCGTCCCGGACGGGCTCCAGTGGTTCTGGTCCTACCAGTGTGACAGGGGCGAGGTGCCGCCGTCGCCGGACGTGGCTCCCGTGATCTTCCGGGACGGATACGACCCAATGGGCGGGCAATTGTACGGACACGATTGCCCGTTGAATGCTGCGGATGACATCACCGGCGTCTGCGAGACATGCAGGCGTTGCTTCAACGGAGGGGCCGTTGAAAGGGCAAAGGAATGCCGTGGATTGTCTATGAGACCAGAAACATGATCAGCGGTTCCATCTACGTCGGCGTCAGCAAGGTCGGGAAGTGCCGAGAGGACTCCTACCTGGGGAGCGGCACGGCCCTGCTCTGCGCGATTGAAAAGTACGGACGCGAGAACTTCACTCGCACGACGCTGTTCGAGTGCTCGACGGCCGAGGAGGCATACCTCATCGAGGCGGCCGTGGTCGACGAGGAGTGGGTCAAGCGTGACGACACCTACAACCTCAAGACCGGCGGCATGGGCGGCATGGGCTTCACGTTCACGATGCCCGAGGCTGCGAAGGAGAAGATTCGCCAGTACCGGCTCGGCCGGCAGCACACGGCAGAGACCAGGGAGAAGATCAGCGACTCCCTGAAGGGCCGGACGCTGAGCGAAGAGCAACGCCAGAAGATTTCGGAGTCGGTGAGCCGGTCGAACTCTCGGAGAACGGTGAGCGAGGAGACTCGGAAGCTCCTGGCTCAGAGGCAACGCGAGTCATGGGCGAGGGGTAGGAAGTCACGCAGGGATGGAGTCATCCATAACGAAGTCGATCGTAGCGTCTGCGAAGGCTCGGGGGTGGTGGACATTCAAAATCCACGGCGGCCCGATGCAGACGAGCGGAATCCCTGACCTCCTGTGCGTGAAGCACGGCCGGGCGGTGTTCCTCGAAGTGAAGCAGCCAGGGAAGAAGCCCACTGAACTCCAGAAGCATCGGATGCACGAGATCAAGTCGATCGGCGGCGGCGTGGCCGAGGTCGTAACGAGCAGGCAGGAAGCAGAAAGGATTCTCGATGACGCAGATCACCCTTGCGTGGCATGAGGCCGCGATGGCGTCCGACGTCGGCCGGATGCGGCATCTCGCCAGCATCAAGGCCGGGCTTCAGGACGCTCATGGCTTCACCGGCGACGGATGGAGCGAGCACATCGAGGGCGCCTGCGGCGAGATGGCTGTCGCCAAGTCGCTCGACCGCTACTGGGACGGCAGCGTGAACTCTTTCAAGGCCGACGACCTGCCTGGGCTCCAGATCAGGACGCGGAGCCAGGATCACTACGACCTCATCATCCGGAAGCAGGACCGCGACGATGCCGTGTTCGTCCTGGTGACGGGCCGGTGCCCCAACTACGTCGTGCGTGGCTGGATCAAGGCGGGAGACGGGAAACGGCCCGAGTATCTCCAGGACTACTCCGGCCGTGTCGCGGCGTGGTTTGTCCCCCAGTCGGCCCTTCGTCCGATGGAGGAACTCTGATGGGTTGCATCACGTCGAGAAAAGAGTGGCCCCCGCAGCCGAGGAAGCGGCCGCTTGTCAGAACCGAGAAACGCCTCGTCCTCAAGGGCGGCAAGTGGGTCAGCGAACTCGTCACCGTCACCGACTACACGATCGACTGGCCGAGCCTGCGGTGCTCGGGATCGAGCCGGTCGGCAATTGAAGACACCTCCGGATACCAGGAAAATGCCATCCGAAACATGGAAGACTGAGATCGCGACGGCATGACTGACAAAGAGGCGAGAGAGCACCTTGGCTTCAACACATTCTCCGCTTACGCTGGAGAGAACGGACCTATTTTTTGTTGCGAGGTTTAATCAATGAGTTGGCTGTTCGGCGGCGTGATTGACGCCATTGACAGACTGACGGCAGAGATTCGGCGACAGACGCATTGGTTGCGCCGGCCGAGATTGAGAGTTCGACAAGTAACTAGGAGAGCAAATATGCTCATCTATTCGGTAACCGCTTCGGCTCCGTCCGCTGCGGACGTGGTTGAGAGGCGGTTGACGGTTGAAGTTTCCGGCCAGGAAGCGGTGAGCACCACCCACCCAGGCGAGGAGACGAACCTTGG